TGCCTTGTATCCCTTTTGTTTCAGACCACTCAAACCTTGCACCGCCTTCTGCTGTAATTCTAAGTGTTCCTATAATTCCTTCTGAAACAGCAGTAGTTATACCAGAACTTCCATAAAATAAACGATACTGAGATTTGCTTCGTATTACAGTACTATTTATTTTATAGTCAGCAATGTTATCTGCAATATCTCCTACAATAGGTTGTATTTTTCTACTTAAAGAGCCAAGCTCAACGTCACCAATTCTTGCTGTACCTGCAACTGTTCTTATGCCGTCCGGCGCTAAAAACAAAAGCTGTCCACCAATTTCTTGAATACTATCACCATCTAAACAACCTATGTTCTGTGTTATTGGTTGCACTGCAATAGTGGATGAGCTGTTTATATTAACTAATTTATAAATACTGTTTTTACAAAATATAATTAAATCATCACGAAAAGATTTTAAACCTACTACTTGATCATCTAACTTTATACTTCCTGAACCTGTAGATGAAAAATCATCTATGTCATCAGTTCCACTATAATATATAGTATTTGGTGCTGTTGCTGCTCCTCCTACTACTAAATGTCTATCATGAATTACACAATATTTAGGATAAACACTTCCGCTAACTGTAATTTCTTTAGTAAAATAAGTTCGACTACTTAATGCCGAATCTGTTCCTGTCATTTTAAAATATAAAGGTTTAGTTGCAGAACTTCTATCAGTTATTATAAGTTCTCCATAGTCAGTATCGCCTTCATATATTGCAAAAGATGCTTGGTCCTGTGAAGTTCTAGCTAATGTACTTCTACCTGTAAACGTGCTGTAGTTGTCTCCTCCACCTGCAACGCTGTCTTTGTTTATCTGTAACCAACTGTTTCCGTCTTGACTAAAATATATATTTGTTCCTGAAGCAGCAATCAAACCATCTGCATATACTTGCAAACCTTTAATAGCGTTTGCACTGTTTGGTCTTGTGCCATCTCCAAACTGCGTATATCCATTTATTCTTCTATATCCACCGTTTGTAGAAACTTCAAAATTTGTTAATTTTGTAGCTTCTCCCGGAGATCTTAATAGTTCAAACTGGCTTGATACTTTATTTAAGCCACCTTGACAAGCCAATGCAAAAGGTTGTGAACTCATTATATATGATCCGTTGACATGTATTTAGGCGCAGGATTCATTAAATTAGATCTCATTTTTCTTAATCCTTTTTTATAATCGTCTAGTGCAAAAGCTGCTGACTGTGGATTATCTTTAAATTGATGCATATAATATCTAGCTCTAGCTAATAATACTGATTTATAAATATCAGGAAATACTATTGCATCTCCGTGTGCATCTAATGCTGTGGGTAAATCCCAAGCAAAAAACCACACTCTATAAACTTTATCGGGTATTGGACTTACTCCAAATTTTCTACCGTCTTTACTTCTTATAACAACTTTAGGTTCGCCGTACGTTTGGGTGTCGGCATCGTCCACATTTTCAGCTTCTCGATAATGATCTTTCCATTCTTCTAATGTAGTAAACTGTAAATTTCTACTTGTATAAGGCGCGGATGCCCCACTAACTCCAATAGTTGTTAGATAAAAATCATTCCAATCTATTGCTCCGTAGTCTGTCGTTACAGAACTAGATGCTGCTTTTAGCTCATACCATCGCGTTCCTGCTGTTGTTTCTACATAAACATTACCATAAAAAGGATCTGTAGCGCCACTTTCACCTGTGGCTAGAAAAGACCACTGTGGTTCTGCGCTTACTATATCATTATAAGCTCTATTAACACAGTCTTTAACGTGTCCTTGTATTCCTACTGCTCCACTAAAAGTACTTGAAGTTAAAACAACTTCATTAGTTTCTCTTAGTAACTCATTCGTTAATTGTAAATAAGTAGTTGCCATTTTTATTTCTTACCTTTAGCTTTTTTCTTTGCTGTCTTACTTAAATCTTTAAAATGATAAAGCCTTTTACTTGTTTTAGTATGCGTTTTATTAGAATGTACATGTCCGTTGGGCATTTTGTGTGTGTTGCCTTTAAACTCAGTGCCGTTTCTAAAATAATGTTTTACACCTTTAGCCATTTTAAATCCTTACAATTACTTCATTGTGTTCATGCCAACTTTGGCAGTACACTTTTCAACTTTATCTTCTATGCTTGTATATTGAACAACTCCACCATCACTATACGTCATTCTTTTAGTACCTTTATTCATTTTTTTTCTTTTGTCTTTATCTTTACTATAGTACATATTTATCCTTTTTGTCTGTTATAATTCTTTTGGGTTTTTCCAAAAATCCTATCAAAATTCTTATTGTATGTTTTTCTTTCTTGAGCAGTCATTCTATTGCCTGCACTTACTACTTTTCTATTGCCTTTTTTCTTATTCTTTAAGATTACAGGTCTTGCATCTGTTCCTAGTTGTGGCATTTGTTTCCTTTTTTTCTAAGTATGGGGAAGGAGAATATTATAGAATTTCCTTCCCTCACACCGTTTTATTGCTTTAATTAACGATTAGTCAATTGAATAGAAAGCAGATACTAAAGCTTCGCTACGAAGTACATCAGCGCCATAAACGTGAAGACCTCTAACGATGTCACCAAAACTGTCAGGATCACGAAGAACCTCAGTTTGTGTAATAGCTTGTGCAGTAGCGCAGGCAGAAATATGTCCAGCTATACATTTACCACTAGCTGTAGAAGCAGCAGCAATGTTATTAGACTTGTACATATCAAAACCACGCAGCTTTCCACTTGATACTAGTCCATTACGGATAGAACCTTGCCCTGCGTTGAAATCGACTGACATTAATTTTGAACCAGATTGAGACAGTTGCTCGTACCAAGAAGGAGGAGCTACAAACCATCTTCCTTCTTCAGGAATGTTTTGCTCGTCCAACAATCTAGCCATAAATGCCATTACATCAAGAGGATCAGTTCCAGTACCATCAGAACCTGTAAGGTCGATACCATTAGAACCGCCTTGATGTTGCGCCATTGTTTGAGTAGCAGCAGCAGCGTCTGCACCTAATACGTGATCAGGTGAAGAAGTTGAGACACCACTAAACAATTCAGCAATAACACCTTCATCAAAAGCATCTTTAAGAGCGTAAGCTGCAGAAGAGGATGCAACCTCTTTGAAGTTTACGTGAGACATAGATTTCTCAATGTCATCTACTTTGAATTTGAAAGCATTTGCGACATCAACAGTAAGGGTTTCTTCCATGTCAGTAAGTTTGGTCTGAGTAACGTCTGCACCTCTTTCATACTGATAAACAGTAATCTCAGGTTCTTTGATAATACGTACTGTGTCTCCGAAAGCTGTAATTTCACCTGCATAATCAGTGTTAGTGATTGCTTCTGCTACTGAGGCTTTTCTAAAAAAGTTAAGTACCTTCTTGGAATAAACCTTAGGCATGAAGAATGCATTAGTTTGTCCAGTTACGGAGTTGCCAAAGTTACCATTAGTATCAGTCGATTGCTCGAATAAAGCGTCCGATTGATTATAAGCCATTTTAAGTCACCTTTAAATGTTAATAGTTATACTTTAACCACGAACCCTACCTTCTTCAAGAGCTTTATCGATCTCTGCTTCGAGCCGATCAAACTCATCCATAGGTAGTGCTGCGATTTCCTCTTGAGTCCAAATTTTCGGTTCTGCTGTAGCATCTATCGTTGTAGTCTTTGTAGATACCATGTCCGCAGCCGTTGAGCTTGAACTTCTAGACTTCTTACGAGTCTGTTTCTTCTGTGTTGTAGAAGTTAATCCCATGTCTTGTTTGAACAAATCAATTGCTCGACTTGCTAAACGAACATTATCGGGATTTTTATAAACCCATACTTGAATATCTTCTGGTTGAGATTCTGCCCAAGCGTGAAATTCATCGCTATCTCGAATGTCTGCAAAATCAGGATGTTTTTCAAACAATTCTGTTTCTGCTTCTTTTCGTAAGGCTGCTGCTTCTCTTTCTCGCATTGCTTGAACTTGAGATTCTAGATCTTTAGTTCGTGCATCGCTTTGTAAATGTGAAACAGTTTCAACCACATCATAAACATCAGGATACTTAGATTTAAAATCTTCGAGTTCTTCAACAGTTTTTGGAGCTTGATATGATGGACTATTGCTAGATATCAACTCTTGCTCACGCTGTCTAAACTCATTAAGTTTAGCATCATAATGCTTTTTCAAGTCATCGTACCTTTTTTTATAGTTAGGTTTTTTATAAGGTTTAGTTTTTTCTACTGGTTCTTCGCTTGCTTGTTGGTCGCTCTCTTCCTGTTTAGGTCGAGGTGCAACAAATAAACTATCAGCAGTTAAACCTTCTTTTGGCATAACATCATCCGTATGCCATGATTTTTTCATGTTGTACGGATTAGGTACTGGTTCGTTTTGTGCTTCTTCAGAAGCTACATTTTCATTATCAGTCATTTTTACTCTCCTTCCTTTGTGCTTACTCTACCAAGGTGGCTTATTCCAAGAACGTCTTCTCATAAGTGCTTGCCTAAATAAGGTGGCATCAAAAGGTATTTTACTTTTTTAAATGTAGAGTGCTGTTTGACTAGAACAGGTGGCTCTACGGTTAATTAACTAGCGAATAAACTTAAACGAGGATCTAAAGCTCTCATTACTTCTTTGTTTTTGAGTTTGATTGGATCTTCCTCAACAACAGTAGAAGAAAGCTTTTCAACTTCGCTTTTTGCTTCTCCGCCAATTGCTTTCATTTGTCTGCTAGAATCAGCTTCTTGTTCAGCCAATGCCATCAACTCATCAAGAGTATCAGCACCGATTGCGTCCGTTGCTTTTGCTGTCATAACAAATTCTCCGTCCGATAACCTTGCAGGTATCGAATCAGAAATTCC